TCAGAATCCGTGGAGGGAACAGGTGATGGACCGGCTCCTTGTGATCGGGCCCCCGCAGCGCGGGCCCTTCTTCCGAGAGCTATGCCATAACCTCCGGCACGCCCATCCGGGCTTCTGGCCTTCCCACGGTCGAGAGGGAGCGTATGATGAGAGTGTGGAGGAGCATGATGGAGAAGGAGAGAGGCTCCCGCCGCTCCGAGACGGGAAGACAACCTACGCCCCAAAGACGACCTGGCGTATGCGCTGGCGCCACGCTGCAAAGCGTTGGCACACTGCAATGTTCCCCGACCTCTGGGCAGACTCAGGACTAATGCGAAACGTATACCGCTACACAGCGGGTCCACTATACGTAGCGATGTCGACACTCATCCAAAAGCTGGTGGAGCTACTTGGGTTTTCCGGGTTGCAACAAACCAGGTGGGTGCGAGTAATCTGCGACATCCTGGCGACCGGAATCGCCAGCCACGTCCTGCTGATCGCGGTATGCTGGATGCTCGTCATCCTGTGTTCCCGATTGAAGCTGCTCGTATTGAATGCACGTGCACAAGAGAAAACGACGAAGAGCTCATCCTTAAAAGATTATATCACCGGGAAGAGCTGCCGTTTCGGCGAGGCGTATTGGAAAAACGTCGGGGGGAGGAAGCACGACAGGAAGTGGATCAAGGACGCGTTCATCGAGGAGCTAGAAGCGGCGCTCCACGAAGAATACACTCGGACATGCATATGCCCGCTGTGCGAACACAAGCGGAAATGCAAGGGAGGCAATGGTAAGAAGATCGACCACACTATTTGCTTCGCCGGTGACGGGTGGTGGCTCACAAGCCCGCTCGTTGTCATCCGAGATACGATCCAGAGGACGAGAGACGTGCAAGCGCTGTTCGAAGCGTTCGGTAGAGGAGAGGAGATCGAACATGAGCGCTGGACCGGTGTGAACACCGGAGATCAGGTGGATACGGATAGTCCGAGGAAGAAGGGAAGGAAGCGTAGCAACAATCCGCGATACATGGAAGCAGGGGATTCCCCGGAGGCTGTCAAGGCCGCCGTGGATGCCCTGTTTGACGACGCGCCTGGGGGGCACATGGTGTCAGACTCCCCCAAGTGCACTACGCACGAGCACCTCCGGACCATCATCCACAATGAAGAGAGCCCGTATACGCAGAAAAGGATCCTGACGATCGGTGGCCCCATCTCTGGGATCGGTAAGGGAACGTGGATGGCGGCGCAAATCGCCACTCTACGAGAGAAATTCCCCCACCGCAGAATCGTCGCAGCCAAGATCGACCCGTATTTCTCGCGCACGGGCGCGTTGAATCCGGGTGAGCACGGTGAGTGCTATGTCGACGCTGAGGGCAATGAGATTGATCTCGATGCCGGCAATTACTATCGGGCCGGTGCCAGCGAAGTCAAGCACGTCACAGGCCACGATATCGTAACGTGGCAGGCTGCAAAGGGAAGAACGGACGAGAAGACGCAGACGGAGAAGCAGAGAACGGAGCACATCATCGACATGCTCGAGAACGTCTTCGAAGACGAGATGGACAACAGCATACTGCTTGTCGAGTTGGGCGGGCAACTGCACAACAAGACCACCGCGGATATCTTCGCTCCGGCGTTGAAGAAGTGGATCCAGATGCACCCCATCAGCGTGACAGCCGTGACCACGCCGGCATACGCTCCGAACGGGGAAGCAAAGTCCTCTCCCAGCAAGCGTCTGATCGACGATTGTGAATCGCTTTTGGGGGTAACCCCGGACTCGATTGTGATCGTCGCGCAGAACAAGCCCGATGGAGACTACCTCGAACAGCAGCTCCGCAACCATGTGGGAGTCGGTCCTGAGATCGTAACGGCAAGGTCCCCTGATCCGTCCCACCCGTGGGAAGCAGGATACCAGTGGGCGGTCCGCCTCCTGGCGGATCTGCCACGAGAGCAATACACGCACCCCGCACCGAAGCCGGGTCCTCTCGTGAGATGCCAGATCGTATCGAAGTATCGGAATCCAGATGCGCATGAATCTCTACGCGCGTGCCTCAAGATCGCAGCGCAGAAGACGGGCCGTTCAATCGACATCTCGTACGGCCCGGAGATGGACGCGAAAGCCCACTGCTACGTAGTGGCCGGGGGATTCGGCAAAACGTACGCCGAAGACATCTGTCAATCCCTCAGGACGATTCGTGAGTCCAAGAAACCGTGTCTCGCCATTTGTTATGGATTCCAGCTCGCGCTCCGGACCTTCGACGGGTACCGGATGGAGGAGCTGGGAGACTTGGCAGCGGCAGGCGCAGGCCTGATCTCGAAACGCCCTCGCATCCAGCTTGGGCTCGTGACAGTGGATGGAAAGCAAAAGGAAATCTTCCGGAACGCATACTCGGCTCACACGCCGCGGACCCTATCGGGAGGCGGCGTGGTCGTGAACGTGAAACGTTGGGACGAAATATACGGCGTCCAGTTTCACCCGGAGATGAACCCGGCAACGTCAACGCTGGGAGAGGGGAAAGTCCATACCCTGTTCACGGACCTTCTGCAAAGAACGGTCATCTCTGAATCTCGCACCCAAGCAACGACGACATCGCGGCCGGGACTTGTTTCGGCCTACGTGGCGTCCGCAAGAGTGCACAAGGAGAGTGCGGCGGAGATCGTCGGGGCGAAAACCCCGAGATGGAAGCAGCTGCAGAAGGCGGTGGCGGGTCAAAGCCCGCTGCCGGCCCGTGGATCGATCGACGAACTGAAGATGGGCCGAATGGAAGCTCAGCAGGACCCGAATGCGCTGTCTCTGCAGGACAGTCTCCTGGCCAAGAATCTCGTGAGCATGGCGATGGTCCCTCGCTTCATCACTGAAGCGAAGTGGACGCCCACATCACCAGGCCACACCGTCTACGGACTGGCCCAGGGAGATCTCGTCTTCTCGGTGGCTCACGCCGCCGTGGAGCTCGGGATGTATTCGATCGTCTCCCACCAAACAGCGGGAGAGCCAACGACGAGGAAGGCGGCGGTCTACCGGGCCGTCGTAATCGATCGAGACGCGGATCTCAGTCTGTGGAGGCGTGACGACGCCGCCCCACAGTGGAGGAAGCCGGACGCGTGGGGACTACCGCCCAAACCAACGAAGGAGTCGTATCCCCGCTTCGAGGATCACGTTGTGCGAGACGAGGACCTCGACAATGTTGTGAGAAACGGGGCTTTCCTCAGCTACTTCCCAATGAGGCGCACGAAAGTGGTCTGCCGAGGGACGGCACGCGAAGCCGTGGCACAATGCCCAGTAACAGGAGAGGATCGAACGTACGACGACTTGCGTCTCGTTGGGCTCGGTCTCGCGACCGCGCTCTCTGAGGCTGGTGACTGCGGTGCTCCCACCATCGCATACGGAGCAGCAGGAACGCAGAGAAAATTGTGTGGACTGCACCACCTGGGATTCGGCACGCAGGGCACCTGCTCGGTGTGGCTGACGGTGGAGGTGATGCAGGAAATGCAGCAGAAAATAGCAGGCGATCATCAGGGAGTGAAGACGACCTCGAAGTGGCTATACCAACGAGCGCCACGCTACGTCGCAACTCAAGGGGGCGTGACCGTGACCGAAACGCCGTCGGATTTCATCCTAGGGAACCCCGTCTTCCTGGCGGAGCAACTGCGGACGGACTCCGATGTCGGAGCGGTGGAGACGCTGCGCGTATACGACCAGATTGTACACCTCTCCGGGCAAGCCACGCCCCGAGTGGAGACATTTCTGAGCCGCCTCACAAACGGCACCGAAGTCGTACGCGCGATCCACGTATGGACCCCCCGGGGACATCAGAAGACAGTCGAATCGAGGACGTTCTGGCAAGCGAACTTCCCATGCACGGACGGAAAGAACATCGTGAAGAACGTTGTGAAGACACCTGGTGTGGACAAGCAGCTGTTCTCCCTTCCCCACGAGCAGACCGGAGGAGTCCCTCGTGCTCTACCGAGCGTTAAATCTCGGTGGGACACAATCGGCTGGGAACTCCGGACGAAGAAAGATTGTAGCTGGATGTACATCGACGCTGAGGCTAAGCCTCTCCACTACAATGGGGAAGAAGCGGAATATACGATCCTGATCGGGGCCCTTCGGGACCCTGTGACTGGAAAGTTAATCCGGGAGCCTCCAACGCGAGTCGAGGCCGGAAACGATCCGTGGGAGGTGGTCTACGGGAAGAAGAGAGTGATGCAGTACGCGCCCTTCGCGGGAGCGTTCCCTTCAGAGATGCAGCCATCGGTGCTTCACGAAAGCGACCCGAGGCTGACGAAGAGAGACGAGCTGCCTGTCAACGCACGGGGGGAAACTTCCATAATCATGGGTCAAACGAGGTTGTACCAAAAGATCGACTCGTCGCGCGTCAACCACGCGCTTCTGAGAGACATGGTCGAGCAACTCACTTCCTACAGTGAGGCGGTGTTCGCCGGTCGCGACATTGGTTATGCCACGTTCGCCCAGGCCCTGTGCGGGGACAAGATGGTCTCGCCGAACTTCGAATCGATGAATCTTGCGTCGTCCAACGGTTTTCCGTTAGGGCTCGACGTGCCAACTGGCCGCGGGATCTTCATCATCAACGAAGGACACAGAGGGACTCTCAGGTACCGTGACGAAGAGACGGGAGCAGGAGTGAAAGAAATGGTCGAAGAAAAACTGGAGCTCGCATCCCAAGGCAAGCGAACGGTGTCGCTGTGGAAGAATTGCCTGAAAGATTGCGTCGTTCCGCCAAAAAAAGTAGTGAACGGAAACACGCGGCTCTTCTGCGCCGCGCCGCGAGTGACAACGATCGCGTTCCGACAATTGTTCGGTAAGTACAAGGCGGTTTGGACCGACTTGAGAGGAGCGTTGTGGCACGCCGTGGGGATCAACCCCGTGGGACCGGAGTGGGCCGACCTTTATCAACGGCTGTGCGAGCACCCTAACGGGTTGGATTTCGACTACTCTGCATTCGATAAGCGGGAGCTTGCTCCCTTCATTCGTGCTGTCGGAGATATTGTAATCGATACAATCGCACGGGTCAGCCCCGATGGGAAGGAGACGGCACGTGCCGTGCTGTGGGATGAGATCATCCGGACACTGTGTATCACCGTCGACACGGTGACGATGAAGCTGAACGGGAACCCTTCGGGGAATCCAATGACGACAGTCCTCAACTCGTGGATCAATGTCCTCTACGTCTGGTACGCGTATCGAATCGCGACTGGGAAGCACGCTTTGAACGACTTCTGCACACATGTGCGGTTGACAACGTTCGGCGACGACGGCGTTATGACAGTATCACGGGAACGGTTTGAGGCGTTCAACTTCAGGGCCATCCAGAAGATCATGGAAGACATCGGCCAGAAAATCACAGTCGGAGACAAGAGTGATGCGACGGACATCTGCAAGAAGCCGGAGGAACTGAAGTTCCTGAAGCGGGGGTTCAAGCCCCACAGTCAGTGGTGTATCGGAAGCCCGCTCGAGAGGAGCAGTATCGAACAAGCGTTCCTATTCTCGATGATTCCGCATTCGAGTACGGAGGAGTGGCAGACCCACGTTCGTATGTCGCTTCACCCGCACCTCGGAGTTCGGGAGCGCCTATCCGGAGCTCCAGCGAGCGCTGGGGAGCGAGCTCGCGACGACGTTCAAAGTCGCCGAGACCGCGATCAGATCGAAACTGATGGGAGAGCCAGATCCACGAAAGGACCCTTTTGTGGTTGCACGGGAAAGCTTAGGCCTACCCGAACGTGAGATCGAAGACCTCGTGATTGACGTGAATCGAGATTGTGATATCCTCGAAGCTATCCAAGAAGCATTGAGTGCGCCAGTTAAACCCAGAGTACGGCACTCAGAGAACGAAATGGACGCGAAGAAGCATGTGGTGATGATCTGCGAAGTACCGGTGAGGGCGGTAACGCCTAACATCCGGGTGGGGTGCCCCCTCGAGGTGCTCCCCGAGAAGACGAAAACGGCCCTCGCCAATGATCCTCGGATCGGCGGGATGGAAAACTACTATATCCGAAACGGACAGGTAACGTTCTATATCTCGAAGACCCTACTCTGCTTCAACGAACACCCGGAGGTGGCGGTGGGATATCCGCGTCCATTCGCCGTACAGCTCCCTTCAGGAGTGGCGTCCAAGTGGATCGAAATAGCACTTTCGGAACCGGAGCAGGAGAGGACGAAAATCCTAGAGAAAGGAACGCTGCAGAGCGCGGAAGGCGGCGGCGGCGGAATGGGATCCGCGCCGGAGACAGTCTCGCTGAACAACACGACGGCCGCGGCGGTGAACGTGCAAACGCACGGGATCCGCAGCCTGCCACCGTCCCAGGGGCTGCATGCAACGTCGCTGTGGGAGAAGGCTCATATGTGGGCACCAGTGACGATGGTCTCCCTCGCCGTGAAAACGGAGAAGGGGACCGTGATCGCCGACTTGAAGGTGGATGCTCTGCTGACACCCTATATGGAGGCTTTCTTGAAGCTGCACCAGGACGTGCGAAACTGCGAGATCGAGGTGAAGATCATGAATACGGCGAACGCCGGCATGTCGAGTTCTGTCCTCGTGGGGGTATGCCGGAACACCTTGGCGTCCCCAACGGAGATGGACCTCGACGACAACGCCCGCGTAGTGATTGACACCAACGAGAAGGCGAGTGAGACGATCACGCTCAGTCCGGCCACGAATGCCGGAAGTACGTCACGAGGAGTCGTGTGGGCTTTCCCCGCGGCGCCTGCTGAGCTAGCGAAGCACTACCCGAAACTGGTGTTTATCGCATTCGAAACAGCTCAGACGACTTTCGACAACCAGGAGCTCCAGGCCCAGTTCCACATCTACTCGCGCTTCAAGCGTGGGGTGGAGCTGATCGCGTATGGTCCCGTTCCGTCCATCGGGGGTGGGACCATCATCGAAGGCGGAGTGACGCCGATGGCGGCGATCGCGGGCTCGAAGACCGCCCGGATCGTCGTGGACGGCAAGGTCGGACACAGCAGTGTGAGGAAGAGTGGCCCCAAAGACGTCGTGGCCACCGTGATGGCGGAGCTGAACGCGCGCATCGACGGCCCGCTCCCGGAGCCGCCGTCGGAACTGCTGGACGGAGGGAAGACGAACTACGTGGGAGTCCCACTGATCGTCACGCATCGAGGAAGGCCAGGAAAGAAGCCCTGGGTCACATCGAACATCTTCCAGGGGGGCACGCAAACCGTGATCCCTACTGAAGCGTCGCTCGTATCAGCGGGCATGTTCGTGGACGTGATCGAGTATCTCCCCGGGACAGGCACCATTCCGCATGACATGGAGTTGCAGGTCAAGCCGTCAACAGGGACGAACGGATACGTCGACCTTGGGTCGAGGAAGGTCGTGAGGGAAGAACTCGCCGAGGAACCGGCAGAACACTACCTCGCGGCCCAGGCAGAGACGACAGTGCGAAACGTGCGGTGGACCGGGAAGACGACGATCGGTAACCATGCCCCGGTTACTGGTTGCATCCCCCAGTCTTACTACGCGATTGTCGCAGATGGGCAGACGGAGAACGAGAAGGAGACGCAGGCCGGCCAGCTGGAAAACGCCGCAGCTGGAGTCGGTGCTCTACACCTCGGTATCGCCAACCGGTACGCAGGGCGAATGATGTCGGGGCTGTCAACCCGGGCAGCTCTGGCGGAAGACGCACTGCTTCCGGCGACCGACACGGAGGTGAAGACGGTCGAGGAGGAGAGGACGTTGACCGACGTCACAGTGACGGCCACAGGGGAGATCGTCACGCTGACGATCCCGGCCGTAACGGAGATCGAAACCGGATTTGGGATGTCGCTCGCTATGTCGAAGCGTACGCAGTTCGATGGTCCAGACGCCTCATTGGCAGGGACCGCGACGTTCTACTTCGGAATCGACAGGACGGAAATCGCCAAGGAGATCTACGGCGTCACGTGTGCACCCGCCCGCAACGTGGAGGACCCGATCGAGCTTCCCTCGGGTTGCAAGGTCCTGGTCCTCAGAGAGGGATTCGTTCCCTCGGTAGCCCCGGAAACAGCGGGAGCGGCGACGCTACTGCATGAGCAAGAAACGTTCGCGGACCGCCTCGCGCTCCACTACGACCCATCGGCCGTGTGGATGTTGCGAGTGCGCGACGTTGAGTTCAAGCAGTCCGTGATGCAGATCTTGTACCACGGCCCGCGGAAGCAGGCGTTCGTGAAGTGGGTGAATGGCACGACGCCGGACTATGCGACGAACAAGTTCAGCGCAGGAGAGCTCGAGATCTGGGGAGCAGAGCAAGTCCACGACGAGAACACCCTACCGGCGGGACCCTACGTGGCGGGTGTGTGGAACGACCGCACCGCAAACACGTACGTGGTTCGCCCGAAGGCGAGGCAACTCGCGCCGAAGGGGCTTCCAGTGGAAAGGGGAGTTCACCAAGCCGGGGCTATCACCGGCGGGATCACGATGAGTTTCATGTCGTCGCTCATGAACGCCCTCCAAGGCGGAGCGAACCGGGACCTCATGCGTGAACTCGCCGCGAACGAGGATACGCTCCGGAGGTGGATCACCTCTGAAGAAGGACGGCGGCAGTACAAGTTGCTCCTCGCTGAGAATGAGGCGAGAGCGGCGCGCCAAGGCGCGCAGTTCCGGGCTCAGGAGAACTTTGCACAGTCGCAAGCAGATCGAGAGTTGGTGAGCGGCGGTCTCGGGACCGCGAGCGCTAGAGCGCAGATCGCACGACAACTCAATCGGGGAGTGGACAACCCGACACCCGTGGAGGGGCCGACCCCTCGCGGAGAACCAACGGAGCGCCAACCGTCGCCGGAGCTCGCGGAAAGGCACCCCCTCGGGGGTCTCCTTAACCCGCTTGTTCTTGATACGGAAAGCACTGGGGAACCGAAGGCGGCGCCTCGTGCGCCGGTCTCGGCGCCTCGCGCGCCGATCCTACGATCTGGCCCCCTCCCGGTGATGGAACTGCCGGGAGCCGTGACCGACGAGTCTGACGACGCGCCGGCACCTATCTCAGTTCCAAACCCACCCCCGCAAGGGGAGGACGAATTCTACCAACAGGTGGAGCGAGCGCCTCGCGCGGCTATCGCCCCACCGTCATCGTACATCCCTGAAGACGCTCTGCTTGGAGTTCGCGACAACCGTCGCGTGCTCCCTGCCCATGACGTCTTTCCGTCCAAAGCTGCTTTCGAGCAGTCAGGGATGACGGAAGGCCAGGCCGCCGCGCAAGCGGCGGGGAACCCGGCTAAGATCCTCGCAGAAGGCGAGGCAGCAGCGCTGAAAGCGCACGAGCAACTGGCAGCAATTCCGCTGATCAGAAGCCAACCGAGCATCACGACCGGGATGCTCCACCAGAAAAGACCTACGGTAAACGACACCATCCATGATGACGTGGCTCGACCCCGCCTGGCGTTCTTCGGAGCGGCGGACCACAGGGGAGTGGCCACGGCATCGCGTGAATCCCAAGGGAGAGACGCGATGCGGATGAGGTTCGTGAGCGGAGGGACCATCGCGGGCACCAAACAGCCCGACTACCCCCAAAAGGGGACGCGAACGATGGATTCCCACCGCCGAGGGAACTGGTATCAGAACCGGTCCCGTGGCCCCGTCAAAAGGGTTTTCTTCGACTAGAATGTCGAAGGATTCCAGAAATGGGGTTACGGAACGAACGATCCTGCCACGAGCGCGTGCATTAACAACGTACAGCTCCCGTAGCGGGAAGCGAGGCCCACCTCGGTGCATAATGCCGAGGTGACTGTTTGAGGTTTGCACCCTCTCCAGTTGCGTCTCCGTACTTGTTGGTGTATCGTGGTAAGGACACCCGACTTCGGTCGGAAGACCTTAGCATAGATTAGAC